GAAACCTTAGATAAAATGAAAGAGATTGTTTTTGATGGTTATGCCAATGGCAGAACAACTACAAGGATGGTCAAAGATATTCAGAGAGCATACAAGGTTGGATTGAACCATGCAAGGTTAATAGCGAGGGATCAGACTGCAAAACTCAATGGACAAATTCAAAAAGCCCAACAACAGGATGCAGGAATCAATCGTTATATATGGTGTACCAGTGGAGATGAGAGAGTTCGAGAAAGCCACAAGGCCATGAATGGCAAGATGTTCAGTTGGGACATTCCACCTACCAATTCGGACGGAAGAGCCTGCCATCCTGGGGAGGATTTTCAATGCCGATGTATTGGCAGACCGGTGTTTGATAGAGATACATTAAGCTTGCCTGTTGACGAAAGCATTGATGTGAAAATAACTAAAAAATATCCGTAAAACATTTGACAAATGGATAGGTTATGCTACCGTACGCCTATCAAACAAATAACCATTTACGGAGGATAATGAAATGAACGAAGAAAGAAATAAAAAGCTCATTGAAGAACTTGTTGGAGTAATTGTTGAAATTGAAGATGATTTTCCTACAGTTGAGAGATTGCTCAGAAAAGCAGGAATGACCGAAGAGGAGATTGATAAATACCTCTACAACGAATAATCCTATATGGTTTTTGAATGAAAGAGTCTTGTGAAAGCAAGGCTCTTTTTTGATTCCCAAAGTAAAGGAGGAGGCAAATGTGCAACGGAGAAGGGTACACAGACAGGACAGCAGACATTGCGGTAGCCCATGTAATGAAAGAGGGGAAGAAGAAAAAAGGAGGAAGGTACTATGGAGATAAGAGATGCACCAAAGTTAAGAGAGGTCAAGCGGCTAGACAGCATAAGACTTGATAGAAATGATTCAACATATTTCACAGATGAAGGGTATTTGGTAGACCATCCAATCCTAACATCATGCGGAATATTTGAATATACAAACCCTGATGGCAGTGTGAGAAGGGAATTGCGTTTGCCTGAGTATGTTTTTGATGAGGAATCGCTAAAGACATACAAAGGGAAGCCTATCATCATTACCCATGATGCCGGTGTCGTTGACAAGAGCAATGTGGATAGGGAACAAGTAGGAACAATCCTATCTGAAGGCACTAGGGACGGAGAAGATGTGAGGGCTGAAATCATCATCCATGATACGGATGCCATGAAGAAGAGTGGACTCAAGGAACTATCGCTAGGATATAACCTTGTGTTGCTTGAGGAACCAGGCGTTTGGAATGGAGAACACTATGATGCAATTCAAACTCAAATTGTTATCAATCACCTTGCTATTGTCGCATCTGCAAGAGCCGGAGAACAGGCTAGGCTGAATATCGACAGTAGTGAAAAAAACCTATTAAGAGGAGGAAAAAAGATGAAGATTAAGAACACTCGCAGAATTGATGGCGAGTCCTTAACTCCTGAAGAGCTTGAGCAGGCAATCAAGGAGTATAAGGCAAAGAGAGCTGAAGAGGCAGTTGATTCCGAAGAGGAAGTTATCGAGGATGTAAATTCCGATGATGAGTCTCAGGAGGAAGAGGCTGTTTCTGCTGATGAAGATGATGTTCAGGAAGGTAGTACCCCTGAAGATATTGCACAGCTTGTAAAGGACCGTAAGGATCGCAGAGACAATGAGCCGCAGGATGAGGATGCTAAGAAGGTTATCGCTGAACAGAATGAGGATATTGATATGCTCTTAGCGGCACTTGAAAAGCTCATTGCTGAGACTAAGGCCAACGCCGATTCTCAGGCAGAGGAAGAGAGCATGGATGAGGAAGAAGAGAATAAGGACAGCTCTGAGGATGAGTCAAAGTCCTTAAACGCCGATTCCGCAGACAAGATTGTTCGCCAAAGATTAGCAATCTGCCGCATCGGAGACAAGCTCAATATGGATGGTCTTGAGAACATGAGCATTAAGCAGGCCAAGAGAGCAATCATCTCTAAGGTGCTTCCTGCAATGAGAGTTGATGGAAAGTCTGAATCCTACATTGATGCGATGTACGATCTGGCTGTTGGTGAAGTAAAGAACCGGAAGAGCGTTTCCTATCAGAAGAAGCAGATGTTCAATGAGCAGAAAAGAAGAAACGACTCTACCGAGAGCATGGCATCTTCCGCAAGAAAGAAGATGATTGACAGAGAAGGAGGTAATGAATAATGGCAGCTCAAACAAGTTATGGATTCGGCACTGCAAAGGGTGTCCCCGGAGGAAAGTTCGACCTTGCTTTTGACGAGGTTGTTACAAGAGCCAATCAGGAAGATGATGGAAAGATGAAATTCGGCGTGGCGGTTATCGCAGGAACTGTTCCTGGCAAGAATGTAAAGCTTCCTGTTGCAGGAACCACCGATGAAAAGTTCGAGGGTGTTACCATTGCCCTTCCGAACACTGAAGTGGAGATGAACGGAAAGGTTGTTCTGAAGAAGAACGCAACACTCGGAGTAATGAAACACGGAAACATTTGGGGCAGAATCGTAAGTGGTGTAACACCTGTTTACGGAAAGACTGCCTATATTGTTTTAACCGGTGCTGATGCAGGTTCTTTCACAACGGAGTCTGCTAACAACCTCGATGTTGGAGCCAAGTTTGGAAGCGAGTCCGATGAAGGAATTGCTGTGATTGTACTGTAATAGGAGGTAAGAAACGATGAAGATGAAATACAACCCTGAAATGCCATCAAGCGGATATGATAAGGCTGATTACAATGCCTTACAAGGTTCCAACCTTATGCCTGCTTTGAAGAATGATAGAATGTGCCGGTTCGATAGCGTTGACGATGCATCTACTTTCTTTGCAAGAGAGTTAGACTACATCAAGGCTAAGTCTTACGATAAGATTTATCCTGAGTTTTCCGCATTGAACCACTTCCCTATCACTCACGAAGTTCCTGAAGGTGCTGAAACAACCACTTACTACAGCTATGAGAAAACCGGTATTGCACAGATTATCAGTAACTATGCAACCGACCTTCCTAGAGCTGATGTAAAGGGTAAGCCTAGCACTGCTTATGTTAAGTCCGTAGGTTCTTCCTATGGATATTCTGTTCAGGATATGAGAGCGAGCAGAATGGCAGGAAAGTCTCTTGATGTAAGAAGAGCTGAAGCGGCAAGATACACTGTGGATCGTACCATCAACAACATTGCCTTTGCCGGAAGCAAGGAGCATAACCTTGTTGGAGCTTTGTCCACTGACAATAACATTCCGCTTTACACCTTAAAGCAAGTGACAGTTGGTGGAACACAGTACACTGATTTTAAGCACAAGACAGCAATGGAGATTCTTGACGACATTAACGGAATGTTTGCTTATCAGTCCAAAATCACCAATGGAGTAGAGAGAGCAGACACCTTAATGGTTCCAAACAGTGTCTACATTGACCTGTCCACAAGACAGGTTCCAAATACCGGATATACTGTCCTGAAGTTCCTTTTGGAGAACGCTCCATACCTCAAGAATGTTGTTCCGGCTCCTGAGCTTGAGGCAGAGGCAACAGATACCAACCCTTACAAGAAGGGCGTTATGTTCCTCTATACCAATTCTGAGGAGAAGTTAAGCTTAGAGATTCCTATGCCATACTACCAGTACCCACTTCAGAACAGAAATCTTGAAGTTTTGGTTCCATGTGAGGAAAGAGTGGCAGGACTTATCATCTACTATCCGTTCTCTGCATTGATTGCGGCAGGCGTGTAAGAAAGGGAAAAAGAATATGAAGATTGAAAACATTTCATCCAAAGTTATCGGTATCGGAAATGTAACTGTACTTCCTGGGGAAACCCAGGTAGTACCTTCCGAGTTTGAAAATAGTCCAGTCCTTGAGATTTACAAGAGTGTTGGATTTATCAATTTAACCGGAGAGGCAACTGTGCCGGAAGCTCCTGTTGTTGAGGAAGCTCCTGTCGTAGATGAAACAGAGAGTAAGAAGGCTAAGCTGGCACTTCTCAAGACCGCTTCCGATGAAGTAGTTGCTAAAATGGCAAATGAATTGGGAATCAATCCTGCTGACTGCAAGGATCTCGCTGATGTGAGAAAGAAGGTTAAGGAAGCTCTTTCCTAATCAAGGAGGTGAACGGATGAAGGCCTTAGAAATATTCCGCATGGTCGCTAAGGAATTTAGCGATATACCGGACAATAACAAAGTAGATGATTCAGGGGCAATCATCCAGTATGGTGTCCAGTCGTTTATTGACTTGTATGCAGACCAAATCAGCAAGAAAAGGTTTGGTACTGCATACGAAAAGGCATTAGCTTATTTGACTGCTCACAAACTGAAAATGAATGGATATGGAGATACCGGAACAGGAACCATTGCAGATTCGCTAAGAGTCGGCTCATACTCTGAAGGAGAAACATCTATTAGCTATACAACCGGACAGCAAACCAATCTACAAACAGATGCAGAGTTCGCCCTCACTGTTTATGGATTGGAGTTCTTAACTCTTAGGAGAAATGCTGTTGTTCCGATTGTATCAGCAGGAGAAGCCCCATGAGTGTAAAGATAAAGGACAAGATAACCAGTGATGGAAAGAAACTTGAAAGGCTCCTGAAGGAACTGGCTGAAAAACAAGTCCGAGTTGGATTCCAACATGGAAAAGCAACTGAGGAAGATGGAACAGACATTTGCGACATTGCCGCATGGAATGAGCTAGGAACAGTTAATATGCCCTCAAGACCATTTTTGAGGATGAGCGTAGATGAAAACGAAGCAAAGATTAAAGCTTTTCTCCGGAGTCAAAAAAAGAATATTTTAAGTGGGGCATCAGGAGAACAAGTCCTCAAGGAAATAGGGATATTTCAGAAAGATTTGGTCCAAGAGAAAATCACCAACGGAAGCTTTGCTCCCAATGCTCCCTCGACAGTAATGGCAAAAGGTTCCTCTAAACCTTTGATTGATACTGGAAGAATGAGGCAATCTGTAAACTATGTAATACAGCAGAAAGGAAGTGGGGA